CCGAAATCAAAACTCTACGGAAGCCCGGAGAGCAAATTAAGGAAGTCATGGGAAGCAAGCCGGCCGCACGAAAGTATTTCAACGACATTAAAGCTGTCAGTGCTACACCTAACGGGCGTTTCAATGAAAATATGGTCATTCTAAAAGCGTTCTAATTACCTAAATCGTTGATTTACTTATAGTCCTTATGTACAATCGTGCGTAAGGACTTTTTTATGAATAATGTAGATTTAAACAAATATAAAGATTTTGTAGAGGCTGTGACAAGCCGCCCCAGTAATGATTTAACCGATTTTATTAATCGCTTAGATAATTTAGATGCTAACGAGCAAGATATTAATGTACCATTATTAATTACAGCATGTATGGGACTTGCCGCAGAAGCCGGTGAATTCATCGAAGTGCCCAAGAAAATCGTTTTTCAGGGTAAGCCACTTGACGCTGATAACATCTTTCACATGAAGCGTGAATTAGGCGATGTTATGTGGTACTGGATTAATGCGTGTCGTGCATTGAATCTTGACCCTAACGAAGTCATTGCCGAGAATGTCAAAAAACTAGAATCACGCTATCCCGGCGGTAGTTTTGATGTCCATTATTCCGAAAATAGAAAAGAAGGTGATCTATGATTATAGCTATTCCAAAAAATATTAAAATCAAAAAACTTAAAACCTCAGTTGTTGGGAAAAAAGTACCTAAACAACAAAAAGGTAATGAGGGGAATGTAGGTAGACACTTGCATGAAGAAATGGGTGCAAGTAAGCACGGGGTAGATTCTCCTATCCTAGGCATGGATTTGAAAACTCGCAAGCGCAGTAGTAAAGCCCCACATACTACCGGAACAATGACGTTTGACGATATTATGAATACAGAATGGGAAAACACTACATTCGCTCAAAAATTACAAAATAGATGCCACGTAGTACATGATGATACATTTTCCGAAGATAATGAAGTTGTCAGCCAAGAAATTTTTGATTTCCGCGGTCAAGATATTCAGGATTTATTGAAACGTGATTTTGACATTGCTAAAGCTAAATTAAAAGCATCAGGAAAAGGAACCACCGGTACCATTGTAGGTGGAGAATTTGGTATTTTTGAACACCGAGGCGGCAATACTTATGCACACCGTATTACGGATTCAGGAATGAAAAAGTTAGAGGGCATGGCCAAATCAACATATAATGATTTGTTCAAATTTGAATAATCAAAGGTAAAAGCCCTACTCCAGATAAATAATATATCTGGAGAACACGATGGCTTCCCTCAATGAATTAAAAGAAGAATTATTTAGAAACCTAAGATTGCGTTTAGGTGACGGAATAGTTGATTTAGAATTAGATCCTGAACACTACGAGGCAGCATACAATTATGCTGTCAAAGTATATCGCCAAAGAGCACAAAACGCAACAGTAGAATCATACACATTATTGTCTTTGGCAGCAGGCAAAGACACATATACATTACCTAAAGAATTTATCGGGGTACGACAAGTATTTCGTAGAACAGTAGGTTTAGAAACTGGACCAGCTGCCAGTTCTTTTGATCCATTTTCTAGTGCTATTTTAAATACCTACTTATTAAATTACAATTATTCAGGTGGTTTAGCAACATATGATTTTTATGCTGGTTATATTGAATTGGCTGCACGTATGTTCGGTGGATATATCGTTTACACATTTAACCCTGTCACAAAAGAATTACGTTTAGTCCGTAATATCAAAGGTACAGGGGAACAGATATTAATATGGGCTGATATACAACGCCCTGAAGCAGAATTATTACAAGATCCAGGTGCTGGTATTTGGATAGGTGACTGGACACTAAGTCAATTAAAATTGACGTTAGGTGAGGCACGTGAAAAATTCGGTAGTATCGCTGGACCGGGCGGTGGAACAACATTGAACGGAACCGCATTAAAGGCAGAAGGCAAAGCAATGCAGGAGCAATTGATTGACGAGTTGAAGCGTTATGTAGATTACAGTCAACCATTGACTTGGGTACAGGGTTAATGAGAGCAAGAGAATTTACCAACTTTAGTTTTGACACCGAACCCTACGAAGGTTGGACTGGTGAAGGTTTGATTGTTAAAGCATTTGATGGTAAAGACGAAGTAGGACATGTTATCTTTGAACCCACCGAAGATGACGATACTCAATGGTACGCAGTTGATGTTGAAGTAGAAGAACCTTATCAGCGTAGAGGTATTGCTACGCATATGTACAATATCGCTAAAAAAGCCGCACAAGCACAGGGCAAAATCATTGTTAGAAGTCATGCACAATCTGAAGCAGGTCGTGGATTATGGCAGGACAAAAAAGTTTGGGAAAATGTTCCGCAGCCAGGACCTAGTTCAGGAGCGCCAAAACAATTCGGTCCTGAGGCAAAGATACAAACTCGTCAAATGACTGCAAAGCAATTAATCGCAACAGTACCCGGTTTGCCCTACTATAACAATGTTGTTGATGATTGGGACGCTAAAGACTATAGTTGGGGTGTTACTAAGAAGGTAATAGAATACGCTACTTATCTAAAAGAACACCCTGAGAGTTTATCAAAGTTGCCACCTATAATAGTGTTGAACGGTAAGTTTGAAGATGGGGCACATAGAGTATCTGCTATATGGTTACTACAACAAAGAATGGATCCTAAAAATCCATTATGGGCAAATGCTAAATTGAATGTTCAGTTTGTCAGTATAAAATAACCTAAACACTTTTATTCGGATATAACTCTAGTATAATAAGTAACATTATGATTCTAGGCGTTACAGGATTGATAGGCTCCGGTAAAGATACTATCGCAGATTATTTGGTTACAAGTCATGGCTTCAAGCGAGTTTCATTTGCAGCCAGTCTTAAAGATGCAGCCTCAGCAGTGTTCGGATGGGACAGAGAAATGCTAGAGGGAACAACTAAAGCAAGCCGAGCATGGCGTGAAGAAGTTGACACTTGGTGGGCAGAACGACTTGCAATGCCCCAACTAACACCAAGATGGGTACTTCAAAACTGGGGTACAGAATTATTCAGAAATCACTTTCATACAGATATTTGGGTAGCAAGCGTTGAGAACAAACTACGACAAGCTAAGGATGATATCGTTATTACCGACTGTCGTTTTGCTAATGAAGTCAACGCTATCAAAAATGCAGGTGGCATAACTTGTAGAGTATTCAGAGGTGAGAATCCTATCTGGTATCAGGCAGCGATTGACTATAATCGTGGTCCGAACGGCAATGCAGGATGGTCATTAGGTAAGCGTAAATTAGATAAGCACAATGTCCATGCTAGTGAGTATAGTTCAGTTGGATTAAAGTACGACCACTATCTTCAGAATGATGGGTCAATACTAGATTTGCACGAACAAATCAATCAACTTCTAAATCACCCCGACGCCAGTTAACTTCTTTCTTTTTGACGACCTCAACGCAGTTAAGACAAATAGAACGTAGATTAGTTAATTGAACATTTTCTAGGTTACCGTCAATATGAAAGACGGTAATTTGACTGGTAAATAAACTCTTAAAGCCGCATAAATCGCATGTGGCTTTTTTCCTATATCCTGCTTTTTGCCAAGTATTTTTTCTTGGACTTAATTTCTTTTTCTTACGACCGCATTCATCACACATGCTACGGTAGTGCGTGACATTGTTTTTCACGTAATTAACAGCGCAATAATTTTTGTTACAGTGCTTGCATATAGGTCTCATGTGATATTTATATAGAAAACCTTCGAAGGCACACTTATTGGCTATTTTTAAAAGTTTTCGCTAAATATATGTATGTTAGGGCGTTAACCCTCATAATCATAACATAAAGGAAATTAACATGGCACTAGTATCTCCAGGCGTAGAAGTTACAATCATTGACCAAAGTCAATATCTTCCTGCTGCCTCAAATTCAGTCCCGCTAATTATTTTAGCAACTGCTCAAAATAAAGCTGATGCTTCAGGCAACAGCATCGCTGCCGCAACAACAGCAGCCAACGCAAACAAAATGTATCAAGTCACAAGCCAGCGTGATTTGGTTAACTTGTACGGTACTCCATTCTTCTATAAGACAGCTAATGGTACACCAATTCAAGGTTACGAACTAAACGAATATGGCTTATTAGCAACATATTCATTATTGGGCGCTACTAATCGTGCGTATGTTCTACGTGCAGATATTGACTTGGGTCAACTAGTAGGTACATTATCAAGACCTGTAGGAGAACCTGCAGACGGCACATATTGGTTAGACACAACGAATTCTACATGGGGTATCTATGAATTCAATGCCGCAACAGGTAAGTTCGTAAATAAAGTGCCATATGTTATCACTGATACATCAAATATATCAGGTGGCTATCCATTAGACAGCATCGGCCCAATCGGTACATATGCAGTTATCCCTAATGAAATTACAGGTGGCGCTTATGGAACAGCATCATTCTTCTATAAGAACTCAGGTAATGCATGGGTAGCATTAGGATCGTCAGCATGGAAAGGTTCGGTACCTACAGTAACTGGTACAGTAGCTAATCCTACATTGACAACAAATGACACCTTCACAATCAACTTGCATGAAGATTTCACTTCTACTATTACTGTAGAAAGTGGTGACCAAGTAGCTGAAATCGTAAACAAAATTAATAATTTGGGTATCACTAATTTAACTGCTGAAGTAAATTCAGGTAGATTGAGTATTTTCTTGTCAAAGCCTACACTAAACAGAAAAGTTACATTATCAGAAGGTACTGGTACACCATTAGCTGATATGGGTATTGATACAGGTGAACATTATGCACCTGACGTTGTGTTTGGTGGTTCAGCAAGCATGCCATTATGGACACAAAGTCAAGCATTCCCTCACCCAACAGGTTCTGTATGGGTTAAAACTAGCGTTGCTGGTTCTGGAATGGATTTAGTTCTATCAAAATATAGTACTACTGCAGGAGTATACAATAGCGTAAGCGTATCTGTATATCCTACTGTAACTGATGCTATTGCAACATTAGATAGTACAGGCGGTCAAGCTATCGCAACAGACACAGTTATTGCAACAACAGGTCAAACTGACATTGGTACTTCTGGTATGATGTTCTATCGTAAGACTGCATCTGGTATTACACGTGTAGCAGGAAGCGTTACTGAAGTTTCATTAGGTGGTGTTCCTAGAGCATTGTATGTTAAAGCTACTGTTCCTGGAAGCACTGCATACACTAGTACATATACAATCTATGCATCAGGCGATGCATACGATTTCGTCACAGCCTTCAACGCAGCAGGTATTCCTAACGTATCAGCAGCAGTATGGTCGACTGGTCAAGTTGCATTGACACACAGTAGAGGAGGTGATATTGTCTTATCAGACCTAGAAGATGGTCAAAGCAATTCATTGTTAGCTGATCTTGGTTTTTCATATGCAACCGTAGGTGTAAGATCAGATCCAATCGTATATGAAGCTGTTGCAAGTGCTAGCGGTGGTTCAGGTACAAACGCACAGATAGCTGTTGAAAACAATGGTTATTACTATGGATATTCTATCTATGATGGTGGTCAGAACTATGAAGTCGGTGATGTTATTACTGTCGACGGTGCTGATATTGCAGGTGTGTCAGGTGGAAATGACTTGGTATTGACAGTACAATCAGAAACAGGTGGAGTAATTACTAGCGTTTCTTACTTAGCTGGTACACCACGTATCAACTATCCTACAATGATTGGTAACTGGGAAGAATTAACATATACAGCAAACGAAGGCGCCCCTTCAACATTGCCAGCTAACGGTACAGATTGGTTCTATTCAACATCCACTCAAGTAGACATTATGGTTAATAAGGGCGGAGTTTGGAAAGGATATCAAAACGTAGCGTTTGATTCTACTGGTCACCCTGCTGCTAGCGGTACTACTGGTCAAACTGATCCATTAGGACCAATCTTAGCAACTAGTGCTCCTTCAACACAAACTGACGGTTCACCGTTAGTCCCTGGTGATTTGTGGTTAGACACAAATGATTTAGAAAACTATCCAATGTTAAGTCGTTGGCAAGTAGTTGACACAGTTGGCCAATGGGTATCGTTAGACAATACTGACCAAACATCATCAAATGGTGTATTGTTTGCTGATGCACGTTGGGGTACAAGTGGTTCAGTAGATCCAGTTAACGATCCGTTGAGTTCTATTGTCAGCTTGTTGACAAGTGATTACTTAGACTTAGATGCTCCTGAAGCAACTAATTATCCACAAGGTATGTTGTTGTTTAACACACGCCGTTCAGGATATAATGTTAAGAGATTTACAACAAATTACTTCACACAAGCAAATTATCCTAACAGTTCATTACCTTCTGTATCATATACATGGGTATCAGCTAGTGGATTAAAGAGCAACGGTGCAGCTTACATGGGTCGTAAGGCTCAACGTAACATAGTTGTTCAAGCATTGAAGGCAGCAATCTCTACTAATATCAACATTCGTGAAGAAGATACCTTCTTCAATTTGATTAGTTGCCCTGGATACCCAGAGTTACAAGCTGAAATGGTTACATTAAACAATG